GATATTTCAATAAATGATTTAAACACTTCTTTTGTTGGAAAATCTAAATGCTGAACTGAACCATCTTTTTTTAGAATGCTCTCCCATATTTCTGGAGTATTCATTTCATATTTTTCAAGCTCTTGAATCAAGAATGGGTTCTTATAGATTGTCTTTGATTTAGCTAAGTCTTTAATAAAGTAGTTTGATTTAATAGGCTCTATTCCCATTGAGACTTGGCCTAATATAAATGAACTTGATTTAGTAGGAGCAACTGCTACCATTGTGGTATTAGCATAGCCTTCTCTTATTGATTTATAGCCTTTTTCATCGTGTAGCCATTTAGACGCAGCTTCACTTTTATCTTTAAGGGTTTTAAAAATATCATAATTCAATTGCTTTGCTTGAAGAGATTCAAAAGGAATCAATTTAGACTGGAGCAATGAATGATATCCTAATACGCCTAATCCAATAGCTCTATGTTGTTCTGCGAACCTATGAGCACGCTTCATTCCGGGCATATTGTATGATTTCTTAATGAATTCATCCATTACTGCATTAAGAAACATTGTATAGACTTCAATAGCATCACATGCTTTAATTTCATCCCAATGTAAAAGGTTTAATGAACCTAGACAACATACAAAAGAATTGAATGAGTCTGTTGGTAATTGAATCTCTGAACAAAGATTTGAAGCAGTAATGTCTAATCCTAATTCTTTATATGGAGAATTATTATTAGAGTTGTCTTTAAACATAATATATGGAAATCCAAACTCATTACGTCTTTGAATTATCTTTGCCCATATTTTTCTTTTATCAGCATCTCCAGCTTTCATTTCTTCTAACCAAGCATCTGTAACAGTAACTCCATACTGAAGATTTTGAATAGGATTGCCCTCAGTTCCAATATCTAAAAATTCTAAGATATCGCTATGTTCAACTGGTAACCAAACTGCACATGCTCCACGTCTAGCTTCTGATTGCTTAGATACGTCAACTGTTGTATCATATAGACGAGCATAGTGTACTGGTCCATCAGCTGTGCCACCAGTAGAAATTTTAGTACCTCTTGCTCTAATATTACCTAAAAATGCAGAAGTACCTCCTCCATATTTAGACATCATTCCAATCTCTCTGCTAGCGTTTAGGATGCTGTCTAGCGTATCATCTACATTAGACCCATAACAACTTATAGGTAGACCTTTTTCTTTGCCAAAATTGATCCAGACTGGCGTAGAAAGGCTATAAAATCCTTTTGCCATATAGTCTTCAAATTTCTTGGCAAAGCCTTCAATTTTAAGATATTTTTCAGCAGTATTTGCTACATCTTTAATTCTTTGCTCTGGTGTTTCATCAATATATCCTCTAGATAAAAATGTTCTGCTGTCTTCGTTTAACCAATAATATTTTTCGTATTCCATTTTATGTTCTTTATTAAAATAAATCGTCTTCTGTAATGCTTTTGCTTTTTTTGTTATAATCGATGGATTTCTTATAAAAGAAGTCTCCCTCTTTTGTTGAAGTAATTTCTACATCAAACCATAGTGTTTTCTCAATTTCTACAAAATCCACATCAAATACAGGTTTCATGCCGATTCTTTGTAAGGAATTATTAAATCTATTTTGGATAAATTGCTTAATTGTGTCTTTTGATAAAAATTCAAGTTCTCCATTTTCAAAAATCCAATCAAGAATTTTAACTTCTGCTAAGTAGGCTTTTTTACAAGCTGAATCAATCAGAATTTCAAACTCTTCATCAAACCATTCTGGATTCTCTCTTTTGATTATGTTTATGATTTCTGAACCAAAGTTGCCATGGATTTCTTCTTCTTTAGATGTCGCCTCTACTACATTGGAAATTCCTTTAAATAGGTTTTTCTCTTTGTTAAATGACATCATAATCAAAAATTGACTAAATAGACTCACATGCTCAATAAACAAAGAAAATAGTAATACTGACTTTGTATACATTTTATTGTCTTTGCTTCTGGTTCCATCTAAATATTTAGATAGATATGCAATTCTGTCTTTGATGGCTGGTATTTCAATTACATGCTGAAACTCATCTTCTAATCCTAGTATTCTTATAAGACGAGCATATGCATCTTTGTGCCTAACTTCAGATTCAGCGAATGTCATACCAACATCGCCAACTTCTGTAATGGGCATTCTTTTATACATGTCTGCCCAGAATGTTTTAACATTAACTTCAATTTGAGCAATGGCCAACATAGAACGTTTAATGACTTCTCTTTCAGAGTCAGATACTTTTGTTTTAAAATCGTCTATGTCAGTGGTAAAATTAAATTCTGTGTCTATCCAGTAGGAGTGTCTAATTGCATCTTTATATGCCAATAATGACGGGTATTCGTAAGGTAGTATATTTACTCTAGGTTTAAATATATCATTGTTCATTCAATGCAACTTTATTTTTTTAAGAATAGTTTATGATTTAGGTGTTCGGTATGAACCCTATTAGTTTGTTTTTCAGTAAAATTTCTCAGATTATCTACCTGGTACAGTGCTATTTCCAGAAGCTTGTACTGGAGCAGCGTTTACCTTACTAAGTCTAGACGTTGAAGGTCTATTTTGATTTGTAGCATTCAAAGCAGAAATACCATCGTTGTATTTAGTTACTTCGTCAGGCGTTCTGAAGCTGTCATTTTTTTGAGATTTCTTGAATAAATCTATTATAAAATTTGCCATAGTTTAATATTTTATTTGTATCAATAAATATCGGCACTATTCTAATATTATTTAGAAAGCTCAAAGAATTTCTTACTTAGTATAGATCTTTCTTCGAATGTTAAGCTAGACTTGTCCGATGTTTTAAACGATGAATTCGTTGCATTTTGCATTGTCTGAATGTCTTCTTCTGATAATTCAGTATCATCTATTTTTATAGAACCATTATCGGTATTTATTTGAGCATTGTATGTCATACCATCTCTACCGTATCTATTCTTCATAACATGCACTCTACCTGTTTGATTAATTTTATCAGCTCTTTTTCTTGATAATGATAAGATAAAATCGGCAATCATAATCTTATTATAAGATCCAGCTGCTTTATCACCTTCTACTACATCATCTTTAGCGCCTGCTCTATTTACCTGTGATACTGACCAAACTGGAGTATTTAACTCTCTAGCCATGCCTTTTACAGCTGTATACACATCATCAATCTCATCTTTAACTTCTGCGCCTTTTCTCTTTGATTTAAGAAGATCTATGTAATCAATAATAATCAAATCTGGTTTATGGCCCAAATCGCTACACTTTCTAATATGTGATTCAACGGCAGATACTGTGGTCTTGCCCATTGGAAATTCTTTTACTATAAGCTTACCTGGTAGTGTATCGATAAGTTGTTCTACTGTACTTCTATGATTATGAATGTCTTTAAATTCAATTCCAGAAAATACAGAGTCATATCTTTTACCTGTGTAAATATCTGAAAGCTCTAATGTATAATGAGCGACAGTGTATCCAGCTTTTACCGCCGCAGCTCCTAGATTTACTAAGAACCATGATTTACCAGAACCAGGACCACCAAAGATTACGCCTAAGTCACCTCTTCCAAGTCCGCCCATTAAAAGTTCTGTAATACCAGCCCATGGTGTAGGGATTGCTGCACGATCATCTTCTCGATATCTTTGTTCAATATCTTTAGTATATTCGTGACCAATATTTTTATCAGCTCCAGCTTTAAGCGCAGAGTCGATTATTGATCTAATATCTTCAAATTGTCCTTTACTTAGTAAATCAACTGAACTTAATAATGCTTTTTTAAGTTGTTGGTTTTTACAAAAATTAGAAAATTCTAATTCTATATAGTCCCTGTCTTCATTAACAGTTTTTAGTGCTTCTTTCATCTGTTCTACTACAGAAATTCTAAGCACTTCATTATCTATTTTTTTGACTTCTACGCCTAAAAATTCTAAAGAAGGAGTGGTATGATATTTGTAATAGTAGCGTAATATTTCTTTAACTATCCACTGAGAAGCAGGACTATCAAACATTTCTGGTTCTACTACGTCATTGATCGTTTGTAGAAACTCTTTGTGTTTTAAAAGTGAAGAAAGTATTTTTATTTGAAAACCACTACCATACGCATTAAGTGTATTTAATTGAGCCATAAACTTTATTGATTTTTATTAATTTTTATTTATTATTATATTTCCAAATAAATCCTCCAGCAGTTTTTCTTTTACCTAAACATACTTGATCTATATGAAGTATACCTAATTTTTCTATAACTTCTGTAATATAAGACCATGTTTTTATAAATTTTCCATCTATACTATACTGATCTACTTTTTTTGCTTTAGGATTTTTAGGTCCCTTTTTAATCTCTGACATTTTTTTAGAAAATTCAACGCCTCTTTGCAAAGCTTTTTCACTCATCTTTTTCTTTGCTTCTTCTGAGTGTTTTTTGCCAACCATCTTTTTATTACCAAGATTAATTTCACTCATAAACTTTCTAAATTCATCTGATCTTTTTTTTCCTTTATTAGCTATACTTATTTTTTCTCTAGTCTCTTTAGTTGTTTTATGTCCTTTATTAGCATCGCTAATTTTTTTTCTTGTTGCTTTTGACGGTATTACTCCAAATCCGCCATCTCCTCCATCTGTCATATTAACTAAAGATCCTTTTTTTAAATCTGCTCTTCCATAAAAAGTAATCCAAAATTTTTCTTTTTCACAGGCTTCTTGCCAAGTTAGCCAAGTTTCAGAAATTATTTCTACTTTATAATTTGCAAGCTTCGTTATATTTTTCCAAAAATAATTTCTACCATGTTCAGAGTATGCTCTCGTAAATTCTCCGCTTTGATCAGACCCTATGCCAATATAGAAAACTTCATTTGTGTCTAATCTTATATGTCTATAGATATATGCCATTTTATTATGGGTTTATTCTATAATAAATACTAAGAATAAGACGATAAGTACTTCCAATTTGTAAACAACCAAGCTGGAAGATTTGTTATGCTGTTTCCTAATAAATCCTCTTCATACATTGCTGTAAATGTCGCTGGATCATATCCTTTATTAGGATCTTGTATCATTTCATCTATTTCTATCAATGAATCTTCTGGAATATTAGGATTTTCTAAGTCCATTAACTTATGATTAATAAATAACTGATGTTTAAAATTTAAAATACTGCTATGTGCTTTTGTTTTACCAGTCTCACACTTATCTAGTATTTGTTCTATAGTAATAGTATTACTTTCTCCTAACTCTGGAAAATGTTTTAGCAAAGTCTTTATGCCTAATCCTTTTATTCCTGGTACATTGTCTCCTTTATCGCCCAGTAAAACCTTTTGAGTTAAAAAGTTTTGTGAAGTTACTCCATATTCAGCGAGTACTTGAGCTGGACCATAGAATTTCTTTTTAATAGGAGAATAAATGCTGATTCTATCTGATGCTAATTGTAAAAAGTCTCTGTCTGATGACATAATCGTGACTTCTTTACCTATTTTTTTAGCAATGTGTCCTATAACATCATCAGCTTCAATCTTATCAATTGAGATTAAATCAACTGGTAAGCATTTTAAATAGTCAACTAGTCTAAGAATTTGATTTTTAATCGCCTCTGATTCCTCTTCTTGAGAATCAAACATATCCCAGTTGGTAATTCTTGTCAATCCTCTGTTGGCTTTGTATTCGGGGTAGAGGTAGCGTTTATTTGTTGAGCCACCTCTACCATCAAATACAACTATTACTCTAGTAGGTCTTACTAGTCTCATAGCGTATGCCATTGATTTTAGAAATCCAGTCAATGCTCCAATATGATGTCCATTTGGATTTACATGTTGAATCATTGCAAAAGATCTCAAAAAGTTATTGAGTCCATCTATTATGAATACTTTACTATTAATACTTAAATCTTCCTTCTCATTCGTTAAAGAATCCAGGATGTCTTGATAACTTTTATTCATACGTTTGTTTTGTTTTTATACTTCAGAATCATCATAGATATCTGAACTTGGTTCTGTTTCTTCAATGACATCAAAATCACTAGAACCTAATACTTTTGACCACTCTGATGAATGTTCTTTTTTATACTTGTCTAATTCTTTTTTATCATCGTTAATAAAGCCATGAACAGTCATAATCGCTTTACCAACAGCGGTAACTCCAGTAATATGGTTTTTATCGCATGATAACCTTGTACGTTTAGCAAATTCTATAATCTTACCGCCTTTAGATGCATTAATTTTATTAGTTCCTGCATTGGCAATATTACCAAATGTAATTACTAATGATGCATCAAACCACATTGTATTACCGCCTTTGTTTTGCATTTTAGGTTGACCCATTCTAACTTCAGGTTTTGCTACCCAAACTTTATTAATTGCAACAAATGTATTGGTATATGGTTGGCTTTCTTTTCTTGACATAATAATACGCTGGTTGATAAAGTTACCAAACTGCTGAGACATTGCACCAGCATTCCATTCGTTATTATTTGAATTTGATTCAATACTTAGTCTACATGGAATAGATCCTACTGAGTCCCAAAAGAAACAAATATCATAAGGAAGATTACCTTTCTTTTGCTCATCAAGAATGTCTGCCATAAATCCAGCAACATCCTCTACGCATGCCATTTTTTCCCTATCTACATAAATGAAAAACCCATTATAATCAACAACTTCGCCAGTAGACGTATCTACTACTTCATCAAATTGAAGACCCATTGATCTTGCATGTTCCCAAGACCACTTCATCTCTGTAATAATGAATACCGGTAAGATATTCATCTTTTGACATTGTACTGCAGCTTCTAATAGCGCTGTTGTTTTACCAGTATCTGAGTGACCTCGTAAAAGAGTGATGTGTCCAACTGGAATACCTGGGATTTCTAGAGTATCCTGAAAAGCTTTGGAGAGCGGTATCCACCGCTGCTCCTTAAACTTTACAGATGTACTTGATAGGTTTTTAGACTGTTTAAATTTATCTAAGCTAAAACTTGATTTAATAGCAGTAGACACGGCTCCAGTGAGCCCTTCTGTTTTTACAGCTTTTGCCATAGTGTTTTATAACCTTTTTAGTTTAGATATTAAATAGATCATCGATTTTTTGATCGATATCAGTTTTCTGAGTACTTAGTGAAAAAGCTTTTGTTGGTGCTTCTTCTGATTTAGACCAAGGCAAATCATCTGCTGCTGTCTGCTTTTCAGTTTCAGGTGCAGGTGTACTGGCTACTTCTTCTTCAGGATTTAGATGAGATTGCAAAGCAGCTTTCATTTCTTCATATGAATAACGCTTGTAAGCATCTAGTGGATTTGGCTGTTCTGCTAGCCATTTTTTAACCTCATCACTATTTTCAGATAGTGGAGTAGATTTAGTTCTAACACGTACTTTAGATTGGTTAAAGTTAGAACCATTTTGTTCTGGAGATGTTGTCTCAACTGTGATATCACGACCTTGCATAATATCTGTGTAATCTCCTACGTCTTCGTCTTCTGCAATTGCAAGAAGTTCCATGTAGACTTGCTTACCAAACTCCCAAAGCATAACGCCTTTTTCTTCTTCGCCACGTACGATTACTGGGACCATTACTCTCATCTTTGGTTCAAGCTTTCTAGCCATTTGCCAGTCGTCTTTATTAGATGATTTACGAAGTTGTTGAGTAAACTCTACTATTGGATCTTTTTCTCCAAAGCATTGTAAAGACATCATCGTCTTGTTGTTAATTCCGTAGTAGATGTAAACCTCCTTAAACGGATTTGTCTTGTCAAATGCAGATGGTAGGATTCTGATCGAATGTTTTCCTACTGCCGCTCTCCATAATGTTTTAGGCTGATTACTTGAGCCTGAACCTTTTACTGGATTCTGCAAAGCGGATAGTCTTGCCTTTAAAGCTTGAATGTCCATAAATATAACTGTTTGTTTAAATAAAAATACTTAATTAAATCGCGATAAAAAAATTTATTTACGAAGTAGCGACAATTTTGTGCACTATTGTATTTAATTTTCTGAAATCAGTACCTTGAGTAAGTAGTACCGAGTTGCGATAATCTTGCCAATTGATAGGATATCGTGTATCCATAACTCCACCATTAAGATTCATGATTAGAGTATTTAGGGCATTTATGGTATAGAGGGTATTAGTTTCTTTTTTTCTATGCAATAAAATAGTGTTATGAAGAATCTTAGTCTCTTCACCTTCTATTTCTATATTATATGTACACATGTATTCATCTGACTCAGGAGATGTCAATACGAATATTTTACTGTACAAAATCTTATATTGGGAATTTATTTCGTAAAGCTTATCTTCGAGTTTATCTTTTGGAGTAAAACTACAAAATAGTCTGTTCATTAATTGTGATTGTGTTAACCTTATTGTTTCATGTTGATTCATAACTTATTATTTATAAATATCTGATTATTTGTCTAGTTTGTTTTATAGAAAGTATGAAGTGCCTCTTTTTAGTTTTACTCCGTATCCGTCTTTTTGCATAATATTTTTAATGTCTATAAGAAATTGCTTTCCATCTTGTATAGAATAGTCAAATAAGAATGCATCATATGTTATAAGTATTAGCTTAGTTTTGCATTTAGCACTCTCTATATAATCTTTTATGTCCAAGATTTTTTCTGTATTAACTTTGGTTTCTAAGTTTTGAACCCAATAGTTAAATAATTTAAGTTTGTTCATATCTTCAGATCTTCTAAGTAGCTTTCCAGTAGGAAGTTTTATCGATCCTTGTTTTTTATATGTGGCATATAAAGATTCTATAAAGCTATCAAGTTTTGTAAAAAATTCAATGTTTTTATATCTGTCTTCAATTCCGCCATAAAGTTGTTTGAATGTTATCTCTTTTGACTTTGAGTATTCTTCTTCAGTAAGTTGATCTTTTTCAAAGTAAAATTTGCCTAATTGCTCGTGGATTGAAGTATCACTATTTGGAAATTCATATTCTACAGCTTTAGCGATAAGTCTTAAGTGATATGCATCAAAGTCAAACTCAACCATAAAATCATTTTCTGGAATAAAACAGTCTCTAAACTCTTGTGTTTTGGGTATTGCTACAAAGTTAATAGAATTGAATGAATTAGTAGGTCGACCAGTTATATTATACATATTATAGTATGTATAGGCCATATCATCTTTTATTCCATACTTTATATTATCATTTTTGTATGCGTCTTTTAGTTTTTGAGTGTCTACTTTTATGCCTTGCGTTTCAACCCATTTATACGCATCAGTAGATTTATTTAGTATTGAGTAGTCTGCTTCTAATTCAAATAGTGGTTCTATTTTACTATATAAGTCTTCGCACTTCTCATAATGTTTGACAATAGGAATAATCTCATTAATCCATCCAGTACTGTATTTTTGATTAAAGTCTCTATGCAAAAGTGTATCGCATTCTATCTTAGATTCTTCTATGCCTTGATCTACTCGTATAAAGTTTACATCGACTGAATTTTCAACATTTAAGAAATAAGAGTGGAATTTTCTATCTAGTAAATAAACTTTCTTATGGGCATTAATAAAAGACTCAATTTGGGCTATTTCTAGGCTGAATCCTTCGCTATGATTTATCGGGAATATATAACCTTTGGTTCCATCATTATAGTAGACTAGTGAGCATCTGGATAGCGTTGGATGATATCTATCTGAAGATGGTATAACTTGAATGAAACAATTATCTTTAGGAGATAGTTGACATAACTGATCTTGTGTTTCAACTATAAAATACATTTAACATAACCTTTGATTAAATTAAATATAGTCTTTTGTTTTGTAATCGTAAAGTTTAAATTCTAAGTCGCATAAAAAAAGCCTAGAAAACCTAGGCTTAATTTAAAATTTTTATTGTTATTAGTATCTATCAACTAAATTAAATATATCTAGCATTGTTCCACCTCTACGGGCTCCATCATATTCTAATTGATTTTTTACTATAAGTTTTAACATTTTACCTTCAGAAGAATTTTCAATTTTATTTTTTTATTTACAATAAGAAAATTAATTAGCTTTTATCCATTTCATTTTTTAAAAAATCAAATACTTGATCCATATTTGTTTTTGCTTCAGAAATATGATCATCGGCCCAATCATGACCATTTTGAAGAATGCTATCAACCACAATAGGATTCATCTCCATTATCATTTCAATTTGTCTTTTCATCTGTTTTAAATTTGAAAAGAACATATAGTTTTGTAATTCATTTTCTTTTAATTCAGACTCAGTAATGATACCAGCTATTTGCTGCATTCTTTTAAATTCGTTCATTATATTTTATTTTAATTGCAGTTTACTTTTTAACTTTTTTTACGTCTGCCCATGATTTGCTGGGTGATGCTGAATTAACTCTTGCCATGGCCCATTGATGCGCTGTCATTCCTGGTCTAGATCCTGAGGAGTAGAATGCTCCTAATCCTTTAACGTATTCTCTTTTAAGATCTGCAAATGAATAGTCTTTTTTAGTTGCCACTGCTCTTATTTTTGCTTCAGTTTCTTTACTTAGATTTTTGCCAGCTTTCTTTTTAGCTTCATCTACTTTAGAGTCTTTACGTGGCTTATTTTTAAAGTCTGGTTTAGATCTTGCGTCTTTTTCCATCTTATCACGTAGATTATACGCCGCCTCTTTATCGCCTTTTTTTAATAGTTCTTTTGCTTTATCTAACTTCTCATCTCTATCACTGCCTTCAGGTGCTTTATATTGACTTGGATGTGCTGCTTCAGCCTCTGTAATAAGGCCAGCCAACAGTTGCATTCTAGTAATTTCGTTCATTGTATTTATTTTATTGTTCTTCTTTACGTTCTTGCCATTCATAAGATATAGAATCTTCTTCTATAGGTCCGCCTTTAGCCCATGTTCTACAAGTACGAGCCGAATGGCATTTAAAACTATGCATCCAACAATATCCTAATCTACCATCATCGTCTGATAATGGACCAGGCATACAATCTTCCATTCTTGGTGAAATATCGAATGCGGCACAATTACCACATAGTGATTGTTGTGCTGCTTCAGTGGTTGTATCCCAATGTTTTGCTAATTCGTCCCAAAATTTTCCAGGTTCATCAACATTTAAAGGACCGTATTTAATATAATCTGCTTTAATAGATGAATCTCTGTTTCTAGTATTAAGTTCTAGATCTTGAGTAGGAAGAGGGCAAGCCATGGCTGCTTCATATAATTTTCCTTCAGCTAAATATTGTCTTAAATCAAAAGTATCCATATTGTTTATTTTTCTCTTATTAATAATTCGCCTAACACCTCTAAACGTCCAACTTCACGTTGAAATTCAATTTGAGTCATATCTAATGAGATTTTTTTATATGTTTCTTCAAATTCTTTTTTAGCAGCCTCTTTATCAAATTTACCCTCAGTCGCTTTTTTATAATATGGAGCTTTAACTTTAAAATGATGCCATGTTAATAGAGCTAATCCACCTTTTTCTTCAGCAGTAGAAGCAATTTTAGCAGCGCCTTTGCCTCGTATTTGAGCAAATGTTTCAAAGCTTTCTTTAACTTCAGTTAATAATTGGAGTAGGTTTATCATTTTATGTATAAATATATTATTTTTTTACGCAATTAGGATATTTCTTGCCATACATAGTCTTCATACCTTTTTGATTTCATTCACTGTTTTAATTTTTTATTTAGATTTATATATAATATCGCCTTTAGGAGTTTTTACTGTAAAATAAGAAAAATCTTTGTCTTCTAGATCTATATTTTTTTCTCCATACTTAATAGCTTGTTGAGCACTTGAAAAAGTTTTAAACATTGGATTATCACTATCTCCCCAATATATCTCAAATCCTTTACTTTTATCTTCTGTTAAATCAGATTCTACTAGTAAACCAGCTAATTTTTGCATTCTTTGAAATTCGTTCATTATTTTATGTTTTAATTTTTTAATAAATATACAGATAATTAACTAGGTTTTGCAAATTTATCGTATTTTCCTCCAATAAAATCAGTAATTCCTAGCATTGTTAAATTTAGTTTTTCAGTCAATCTTTTATTAGTATCTATAATACCTTCTCTTATATCATATTGAGAAAGTCTGATTGTGTTTAAAGGTCCCGTTAATTTCCAAAATATTGAATTATACATATACATTTCAATATCGTATAGTACATCACCATTTTGCACATCAGTATATTCTTCTTGAGATATCTCAGTAATATATCCAATGTTGTTTATTTTTTTTATAAAGTATCTTGTAATATAGCCTCGAGTGTAGTCTTCTTGAAGTGGATAAGGATAATACGGAGTTGGTTTATCTGCTTTAGCAGCATTTTTTTGTATATTAGCGCGCAACTGATTATTTAAATTTGTAGTAGTTGACGCTAAAGATTGTACTAGTACTCCAGGAAGTGCGTTATTTGAAAGTATTGGATTATTAATATATAGATTAAGCGGTTCTAATTTTTGATTAGGTCCACTTACTGGATCTGCTCCTGAAAAGACTTGGCCATCATATGTAATATAGTATTTACCAATATATGGTTTTCCATTTAATGAATATTGCCCACCAGTAGTACTCTGGTTTGGTTTTATTCTAAAAGCGGGATAGTATCTTAAAGCCATATTTTATTCTTTTTAAATTTTTAAGGTGATGGTTTACGAGAAACGTGAACATGGTTAAAGTGGTTTCCTCCAGCACTAGTTTGCCATAAAACTGCTTTAGGTTGGCCGTCTTCTACATTCCAACTATACCCTAGTGAAACCAGTTCATTTTTAAATTTATTTCCAAGTTCTCTAAATGTTGCATTGCCACTAGTACTACTAAATGCTCCACCAGAACCTACTCCATTTATTACTGCGATATCAACGGCATTACCTGAAACGTGTCTACTCGGTGTGCCTGTATTAGTAGTTTCATTATGACCTGATACAGCAGTTGTAATACTAACCGTAAGCCCAGCAGCTGCAGCGGCAGCTTGAACATCTTGTAAAAGAGGTTTATATATATTATCTTTTGATGGTGTAGATGGACCGACTACTTTATCTGCAAATATTATATTTGGATAATCTCCAGTAGAAGGCACTACATTACCCGTTGCAGTAATGTTTACTTCAATTGCTCCCTGTGTTATAGTCGCGGTTACTTGTTCATCTGTTGGATTTTTAAGGAATGTCATAAGTCCATCCATAGAAGTCACCCACTCATTATTACTAAAGTTATGAGTTATTTTAGTTGTAGTAAATGCTACTTTTCCATTATTTAAATTAGCTGAACTATATCTATATGGTAATACATTCTCATTTACCGTAAATAATTGAAATGGATACATACCACTAAATCCATCCATTGTAATAGTAGTTCTGATTGGTATAATCATAGCCGATACAGACTGCGGCTGTTCATTTTTAACGCGAGCCATTCTATCTTTATAGTATGACATAGCATTCTGTACCTGTTGAGTTGAAAGAATCTCTTTATTTTGACTATTAGATAGTCCATATATAGATGTTACAACCGTATCAAAGTTTATAGCTGCTTGGCATTCTTGAACATTATTTTGCGGAGCTATTGAAGATGAATCACTTGTTTTAACCGGCATATATCTATCATATGATCCAGTATTATATACTCCAAAATCGCCCATATTTTTGCCCATACCGACTTGGGTACCAGCTCCAGCGTTTGTAGAAATAGCCAACATACTTGAAATACGATTACTAATGTCTGTTCTTAGTTCAAATGATCTAGCAATAGAGCCTTTTCCTTGTATAGGTATTTCTGGAGATTCAGGTGAAGGCGTTATTATATTATATTGCAATGATTGTACTTTTGGATCTGGTTTTAATTGCACTTGATCATCAACAATCATATATGTATTAGCACTGTCACTATAAGATAATCTAAAAGCGTTATAATATCCTGTTGATTTATTTAAAGCACCGGTAATATTTTCTAATATTGATTGAAAATAGGTTTCACCAAAATCGCTTGATGTACTATAATCTTTAATTATTTTTAGTAGAAAATTAATATTTACTAGAGTATCCATTGTTCTACCAATATAACCATCTGATTTACCATTTAAATCCACTTTATTGTTTAAAAGTCCTTTACTTAATTTATCATTACTAAATTTAAAAACAGAGTGCGGTTGTATAGTAGAACCTGGTATTTTAAGTTCTATTTGATTATTACTATTGATAATACCGGGTTTAAACAATTTTTTATACGTAGTATCATTTCCGTAATATGGCAGAATAAAACTAAATGGATCAATAGAAAACTGATTTATACTACTCAAATAATAATTAGTTGATGGATTAAAATCAACATATGTCATAGGCACTACTGTATCATCTTGTTTTCCTTTATTATATAATAGACTACAATGATTTAACATCATTAAAAATAAGCCAAGACTTATATAAATAGATACATCAGGTGCATCATCAATTAAAACATCTGCTCGTTCACCATATGGTAATTGTTTAACTTTAAATAAATTTGTTAATTCAACCTGTGGTATGATTTCTAATAAATTAATATCTTCAGATGTATTTTCAGCAGACATTAAATATGCACTATTTCCATATCGAAGATTAACTTCTAATCTGTCTGAGGCATTCATCGATCCATTTATATACCTAGTAAAATCACTTAATTCATATTTTTTAGCAGGAAGTTTGCCTCCGTTGATTTTTTTAAATATTTTTGAATAGGCGCCTTCAGAAAATAAATCTTTTATAAAATTATCATCCAGTGTTACATCTGGTTTTTGTTGGCTTATAGCATATAATGAGATAGATCTTAACATTAATTCGATAGCAGATTGAGAACTTGCAAGAGCTTGAAGAGTCTTTGCATCAGTTTCTATTTGATATCTATTGCTAATGTCCTGTATTTGAGTCGCAACGCGTTCGTTTATTTCATCAGTTTGTATAGCAACTTTGTTTTTCTTTAAATCTTGATTAGGTCCATCTTCTATAATATCTATAATAACTGATAAATCCGGATTAGTGATTCCTACAAAAGAAATAACATCTCCTAAAATAATTTGATATGTTTGGCCATCATTTTCATGTTCTAATACTAAATTAGGAATAGGCGGTTCTTTAATATTAGGCGTTGTAGTTATCCTTTTACGAAAAAATATATTTTTTACTTTCCACTCCGTAGAATCTGAAAGAAATACGTCTCTTGCATCTGCCTTATCTCCAGTATAAGTAATGCCAATAGTGAATTTCAGCCTTTCGGCTTTTGGTCGATTTTTTTGAGAGTTGTCCCAGTAAGTTAATTTTTTATCAAAAATGTCATCAACTGCATCAAACCAGTTACTAAATACTATTACTTCTGAAGTAGTAGTATCAGAACCATCCGTAGATTCTACATATTTGATTCTTTGAGTGGTTGAAGTATTAGGAACAGTTCTATCATCAGTAAAAGTCCCGCCAGCGCCTGTAAAGGACTCAAATATCCAACTAGGATCGATGCGCACGTATATGTCACCTTTTTGTTGAGGTGTCGATTCTGGCGTTGCTATATATTTGAGTCGTGTTCCTTCATCAAAACTAGATTTGCCAAAAGCGATTGCACCAGCGTTTTGTCCCGGGCCAAATTGCCCAATCATGAAAGCCTTAATATCTGTGTTTTGAAAGGCCACCTCGTTGTTATCATCATTAAGATAACGTTTCGTATCAGCAGCTACTTCATCTTTATCATATTTAATGTATGTTTGTAATCCATTATTGACAGCAAAATTTGCTCGTTCAGCTGTGGTAGCGTTATTATTAGCCGCAGGGGCAAAATACTCTGGATATATGTTATAAATTAAATTAGAGGCTATGTCTGTTATTTTTAAATCAGCCCAATTATCCTTAGTAGATTTTGGTAATTTACCTAATTCTTCTTTTGCTGCCGCTTCAACAGCCGCTCTTTCAGCTGCTTCTCTTTCCTTTCTCTGCTTATCTAAAAAAGCTTTTAATTGTTTAATATAGATTGCTGGTAAAGACTCTAATTTATTAATTGGATAATTACCCATAACGCCACCAAGCGATACTGTTTTTAAAACGCAATCATATCCGCCATCAGATGTCATTGAGAAGTTAAAACTAGTTATTATCGATAACATTCCACCATAATTACCAGCTGATTTTTTTATTTTTCTTGATATTTCTATACCAATATTTTCTTTATCTGTTGTTTTAAAAGGATCTATCATTAGACTCTCTGTAGACTGCAGATTTCCATTATTATCTATATATTTGGCATGTCCGTATTCTATTAATAATGAAAAACCAGGTCTAAAATATAGCGCATCCATAACATCAAGCTGCATTTTATCTGAGACTCTAAAGTTGACGGTTGCCTGTCTAAGAGATCCCATTCTACCAGTTGATTCTATAGTCATTGCTGTAATACCTGGCATTGGGCGATATCCATATTCTTTTACTTCTTTATCTCCAAGTATAGAGTAAGCACCACCTAGATTAATACCAGATCGTAGTCTAGATTCATATACAGAAGTTCCACCAAATAGTATAAAGTTTTTAGCTAAAATTTCAGGGCTATTACTAGTATCTGTAAAACCCGTAAAAGAACCATATTGATCTTTAAAATATTTAATAAATGATTCTTCTAAATTGACTGAAGATATAACTCTAATCCAAGCACCTTTATTACCAAGATAATTTATCTCTTCTTCAGAACGAATTGATTTTGATAAAATTTCACTTCTTTTTTTTAATTGAGCAGATGCCCATGGATACATGGGATATCCTGCAATATTACATATTTTTTCTAAGTCCATAACCTATCTTACTATATTTACTTGATTGTAATTATTTAACGTTGTTTGTAAATCTGCTGGTAATCTTAATTGCATTCCGGGAGGTGGAAATAAACTGTCTCCAGGTAAAGAATTCGCAGATGCGATAATCCACCAATATCCAATATCTCCATAAAAATCTAATGCTAATAGATCTAACCTATCGCCTAAAACTGTTATAACATAGCTATCATTATTAGATAGTGGAATATCTGGATATATAGAATTGGCATAGAGCTTTTGTGATCTTACATTATTTGGATCACTTAAAAGTGTTCTTATATTTTGATATCTATTATTCATTAGTTTTTATTTATGTATTATTCTATTATTAAGCACCGAAAGGTCTTTCTGTTTCAAATTCAGGTCTTGCAGTTCCTGGTGGGAATAATGTTAATTCTGAGTCTGATATTAAAGGAGTTGGTGGTAATATTCTAGGAGGTATGTTTAACCCAGCAGAGCGTAAAGTTGGAGGTACCGCCTCTAATCCAATACTAGGAGATATAAAATTATTTTCAGAATTTCCAATTAATCTACTTACTTGATTTATTGGTTGAAGATTTGATGTATCAACTTCTGTATTTCCAACCCCGTAACCGGATAAAGTATTAAATGGATTTTTAACAACCTGTGTACTTTTTCTAATAATCTCTTTATACGCAGATCTTTCTGGTAAAATATCGTGTATTGGTTTAAATGATATCTGTACTTCTAACACATGCGGTAATTCTTGAACACTAGTGCTATTTTCTAAGTTAATCTCCCAACTAGTTGAATTATCTACTGTTACATTTACGCTTTGTAAAAAACCTGGTACTCTATATAAATAATCTCCTAAAGTAACTTTTACTATAGGCGCTCTCATTATTCCTTTAGTAGGAGAATAATCAGGATATACTTGTGAAATAAGATAGTTTAGTTTATTATAGAGTGGCTTTAATTCATCTCTTGATAATGCTGCAATTTTAAATGAAAATGATATATCTCTTGTAAATCCTTGATATGTAAAAAATTCTTCTCCGCGACCCATATATCTTAATGGATTTAATACTGCTGTATTATTATCAGTAAATCCATTAGTTAACAAAGCTCTAAATAGTAAAGCTGTTGATTTTGTTGTATTATCATTACTTAAACATTCAAATCCTAATTTTATAGAATCTTTATACCCTAATTCTAACCAAGGATCAATATCTAAATTATTTTGAATTTTAGGCATTAGCATATTAAGGGCGTCTGATGCAACTCTTACAGTATAATCTGTAGGTTTTCCATGCGGCAATCCTTGTTGTATTGCGCCTGGGTTTTGTAATCCTATTCTAAACTGTTGAGATTTTGATTGCGTCCATCTTAAAGATCCTGATGAATTATTCTTATATGCAGGAATTCCACTTCTAAAATCTCTAATAAAATCTACAGGATTTCCTTGAAAAGGTTTTTGCTTAGCTAACTGGGCATACACCATAGCTGTATCTGAGCTAACTAATGTCGTATCTGTGTATCTGCCGATTATTGTATTTCGTTGTCTATCTGATGACGTGGGGCCACCTGGATAGTTAAACATGGTAAATGGGCTTAAAGCTATACCTAGTTTTTTAGCTAGTGCTATATTAGCAATACTACCAAAATTAGTTAATCCACTATTTTGTAATCCACTAATTTTTATTTTTCTTAATAATTCAAGTCTATTTAGTGTACTAGAATTACTTAGATTCTGTAAACCTACTGTATTAGCATAGAATTCTTGGAAAATACCAATTCCAGGTATTCCTACTCTAGGTAAATGAAAACCGCCACCTTGAATTGCTACTTGATTTAATGTGTTATTTTCATTATAGACTCTTGTATTTTCAATAAGACCAGGTATAACACTATTTTCTCCAGCATCTAGGAAACTAGGGGCTGTCTCTATTTTAGGATTCATAAACTGCAATGTTTTTTGCTTATCTATGAATTGTTGTCCTTTTGCTGTTTTTAAAAAAGCATTAATTCTTCTATAGTCAATTTCATTTGAAGGATATGTGCCGCCTCTAACAGGCCAATCATTAAATAACGATCTATAATCATTACCTCCATTTACAAAAATATTACCTTCTGGTGTAGTAATTACTCCAAATTGATTTGAAGTAATAAAAGGTTGGCCAGATGATCCACCATTAGGCTGATCATTACCAAACTTTAATGTTTTATAGTCTGTTTTTAGATTAGCTAAACCATACCCATTATTTTTAACAGATTTAATTTGATCTAACCCAATATTATTTATATTATTTTTATAAAAAGCAAATTGATTAGATGTAGATACTGTATTATATCTTAATCCCACACTACCGGGCGCCATATTTGGCGTATAATCAGTATGTGGAACACCTCCATCCTGTGTCCAACTCCCAGATTTATATACAGTTTTTAAATTTACTAGTGGCATTATTTAAATAGTTTTATTATTAACGGGTCGTTTGTCCAGAGTTCCCTATATTTGTTGGCGCATAAACTGTTGTATTAGTATTATCTAAACCTGCAGAAGATTGATTGTTAGCTTGAGCAACTACTGCTGTGTGTTGTCCATCATATTTTGGAGAGATAGTAATATTTATTGGCTGCTTATTCTGATTATTATTAGATTGATTTCCAGTACTACCTGCAGCAGCTTGATTAGACGTTTGTTTTGATTTTAGCGCCATTTCTCCAACAAAATTAGCCGCCTCTCCAGCAGCATATCCCGCAGTGGCAGTTTTTAAAGCACTGATGCCCATTCCAATTGCAGCAGCTTGCCCGCCTGGTACAAATGTCAATGCTACTGCAGCTGCCGCTTGAATCATACTAACAATATCAAGTATTGTTTGTGCCATTTTTAATAATTGTTGAACTCTTCCTGGTAGGTCTTTAAAGAAATTAGTTATAGATTCGATTACGCCTTTAACTTTTTCCATTAAGCCTTCAAAAAAACCAGCTTGGCTAACTATATCTATAAATTGATTGACTATCTTTCCTAATGGGCCTTCGGCCATTTGACCGATTTTATCCTGTATTCTTTCAATAAGAGCATTCCATCTTTCAGTAATAGATTGGGTCGCATAAGTTTCCGCGCCCTCTGCTCTCATTTTTTGGATTATTTGATCATGTGTTAATCCTCTTTCTTTTAATATTCTATACGCCTCAGCACCGTCCTTTGCGCCTTGAGTACCTAGTTTATTATTAATTTCTTGTTTTTTAATGATTTCAGCCATACCCTCTTCAGTCATATTCAGCGCTTCTGCATATGATTGTCTTTCGATAGTATTCATTTTTTCAAAGGCTAACATAGATGGAATTCTTTTTCCTATCTCGTCCATCATGCCTTTTGTATCATGATTTAAAGCTAAACGTCTAAGAGTCTGTAAATTTAAATCTTTTCCAGTAAGTAGTTGAGCTTCAAATTCTTTTGATATACTTGATTCAAAATCTAAAAATCCGTTTGCCGTAGCAGCAACTTCATTAAGACTTATTCCTAATTTTTTTGACTGAACTACTGCAGATGTTAATGCTGGTACGTTACCTTTAAAATTAAGAAGAACAAGAGATGAGACTTTTGAAATTTCACCCATGACTTGTCTTTCAGTCATCATGAATTTTAATCTTCCACCTTCTGCTTTACTAACACCATTTATAGTATCAAATGTTTCTTTAAAAGATTTTCCACTTAGTGCCTGAAGTTGATTGATTGAATTAATATGTTCTGCTGTAAAACCAAATTGTCTTTGTAGAAGAGTTGCAGTTGTCAACATCTCACTATTCATAGGAGCCATAAATCCAAGACTCTCTGTCATACTAGTAAAAGCTTCTGCTATTTTACTAGTTCTAATAAGTAAAGGCCCAGAATTATCAGATATATTTTTGAAATGACCCATTAGTCTCCTAGAGTCCCTTTCTCCTACACCTAAATTTTTACCAAACTCAAATATTTTACCATTCCAACCAGTAATTATGTCTAGTACTTTTTTTACAACACTAGTAATAAATCCAAAAGCTGATTTTAAGCCAGACATTATCATAGAATTAGCTTTCATAACCATGCCTACGCTAACTAAAGGATCTTGTAAACCTTCTTTTATAGCAGTTTTCATTCCAAACATTAAAACTCGTAATGATTTAAATGATGCATTTGTTTTTTCTAATTCTCTAGCTTTTTCGACCATTTTTTCATAGGTCTCATTTCCAACATTTAAGTTTTGACCAAATAATTTAGCTAATGCTCCTGCTGAACCTATTGTTTTTTCTATTTTTTTCTCTTCTGTAAGTTGTTCATTAAGAATCTTTAATGATTCTTTATCTAATTCTTGTTTCTTAACTGCTTCTGCATACGCTAATACTTCAATATCTAGACTATTTTTCTTTATAGTTAATTGATGTTCTAATACGGCTAATTCTTGATTAATTTCTAATTCTCTTTCTTTTGTAGCAGTTAGAATTTCATCTTCTAATTTTTTAATCTCATTTATGTTAGATAAAAGAGTATTTGCTTGTTGTATTTGGATACCTCCTGATGCGGTAAATTTTTTTTCTAGATCTTCTAATTTTTGCTTATTTGTAAATTGAGATTCTACAGTTTTTTGAATAGTTTTATTAATATCTTTTGTATTAATAACAGACTTATTAATGGCTCCAACTTTAGCTAATATTTTATCATAAGAGCCTAATGTTTTATCTAATTCTTTTATAGAATCTTTTAATATATCACGAAAATCCCCTTGAATATTTAAAGCTTCCTTTAAACTACTCAATAATTCTTTTCCTGATTGTTGATTTTGATCAGCCATAGTCTACACTGTATGTGAATAAATATCAGACATGTTTACTTTTTTGATTTTGCTTTAGAAACAAAATCTGGTGTCTTTTCCATTGCCTGTTTTACTTCATCTGGCATTTTAAATTTAGACATATCTGTTTTCTCGGTAATCGTCTGTTGCTGCGCATTACGCTGCTCTTCAACTTTTCCTAGAAACTCATTAATCTTTTTTAGACTAAATCTTCGATGAGAAATTGGCATGTTCCAGGCGTCATGCCAACTAAACCCACCATTACCATGATATGTCAATTCAAAAACTTCAGTCATAAAGATTGCTCTATACTCTGGACCTGGAAACAGATATGAGTACGGTTCTGTAGATCTGATATTGTTTTTTTCAAGACTCATATTAAACTAGTCTTCTGCTCCTGGAAAGAAAAATGACGCATTCATTGGAAGATCAACTACTTCTTGTTGACCATCTTTAAATGTAACAATTACTTTATTTGATATATCAGGAGTGACTGTGTTAATGTATTGACGTAGTGCACTAGAGTCTCTTGACATTAAGGCCTGATCAACAAATTCGCGAATAGTCTTAGTAGTGTAATCGCCATTTACCGATGTAATTTGGTATTTCATTCTCATACTAATTGCTCCAGCTTCTTGACCTAATGCTTTTTTCATGCCTTTAATCTCTTCGTCCATTTTCTTATCATCGCCAACAGTAAGTAATTTAAAAGTTACTTTGTTTTTTGAAAATGGTAATTCAAATTCAAATTCATTTTTACCTGATTTAAATAATGATTCATCAATTTTCTTATACTCCATTGTTTGAAGATCTGAATTTACTAATTCTTCTTCCTTTGTTTCTGGATTAGT